CAGACCACCTCGTCGTGCACGTAGTCCACAGGTTTAAACCAAAGGTTAGCTTCTGTAGCCATTCTCCTCCATTCTACAATCCATCTTTTGGTTATGACTGCTTCAGCGTTCTGGAGATAACCAGCAAGCATCAGATGCTCCGAATCACAGATAACTTTACGTCCGTCAAGGCCTTCAAAGTATCCTCGTCTAGCATCTGAAGGAATTTTTCTTCGTTTAAGGTCTCCGAGTTCAGGAATGCTTTCAAGGAAGTTATCCATCGCTTGCCTAGCTTGTTTTGTTCCAGTTCTAAGGATAGAGGCAACCTTTGCTGTTCCAGCCCCAAGTAGCCAAGCGTAGATAAAAGTTTTTGAGTCGTCTCTAGTAATGTGGTTGAGTCCAAGTGCTCTACGATTAAGGTTATGGATATCCGTCTCATTCTCTTTAACTCCGTTAATAATAGCATCTCGATACTTTTCAGACTCCATATAGTGACATAATACACGAAGCTGAATTCCTGAAGCATCTGTGCCTACCAAAACCTTGTCTGTTGTCCATAAAGCTCTAAGATCGGTGTCGTAGTCTGACTTAACTTGTTCGACTGCATTACGTACTTCACCGTGGAATGGACTGAAGATATTAGCTTGATTAGGAGCACTGTGAGACATACGATGTGTCCAAGCCCCAATATTCCAGAACTTACCATGAATACGAGAATCCTCTGAGACACATCCTAACCACTCCTCCAGTGAGCTTCTACGTCCCTCAAGGGTCAACCACTCTGCAAGTCTGTTAGAGCCCTCAGGGGCGTCCTCAGGCAGTGTCTGAAGGTTTACTTCACCTACTGTCCATCCATAGAAGTCGAAGTGTTCTTTCTTCTCTTTATAGAGCTTCTCAGTTAGTTTGGACTTACCCCACATACCACCTACTTGAGCTTCCCTCATAAACTTAGCGTGGGTCTTTGTCTTCTCTACAGGACTCCAACCTGCTTGCCATAACTTTTCGATACGGTCTTTAGGGCTACCCGGTTTGAATGGTGCGTAATCGTAACATAGAAGTTCCTTACCTTTCTGTTCTACATGAGGGTATCTGTCGTAAGCTTCAAGGACATTCTTGTAGAGTGTCCCATCCTCTTTCATTCGGTATTGAATACGATTGACTTCCTCTAATTCAGGGGGCCAAACAGATTGGAACAACTCCTCTACCTCTGACATACGGGTTTTGATTGATGATAATAGTTCTTTTGCCCTAGGAATATTGAAGAGAAACCCGTTGACACTCATGTCGTTATTGACTAGTACCATGTCGTGTTCAAGTCTTAGAGCATCCTTCCACTCTTCAGACCAGATGAATCTCTTGTAGTGGTTGTAAATCTTCTCATTAACTACTACGTCTTGGATACAGTAGTCTACCATCTCCTGAGAGAGGCAAGACCAATCACTGAACTTACCTTTTGGTTCTCCTAGGGAGATACCAATTTCATCGAGACTATGAGTATTATAACGAGCGTAGTTGATAAGACGAGAGACAACGAAGGTATCAACAACTTCTCTCTCCTTAACGCCAGTACCGAGAATCCTGTTAACAACAGGTACATCAAAAGAAAGACCGTTGTGTGCCACCCAAAGATCGACAGACTTAGCATACTCGTTGAACTCCTCTAGTGGCTTGTAACCTAGTCTTCCTTCTAGTGTGAATACTACTGGTTCCTTCCCTAGTTCTTTGCAGACGATACACCAAATGGTGTCGATATACCTGTGTCCTCCTTTAGGTATAGCTGTGGTTTCAATATCAAATACAACAATTTTCAATTAGTTCCCTTCCTTTACCTACGAAATAATCCAGTCTGTATTAAGCCAGTCAGTTTCTTCTGGGAGAAGCTCTACCTTCTCACCGTGTAGTTCTTTTAGCTGACTCCACACGTAGGAATTGTTCGTCCTCAGGCAATAGACATTCTTATGACATTTGTAACAAGAACCACTAGACCCATAGAAGTAGTAGAAGTTTTCATCGGAGTCCACTCGTGTAATCCCACTATTCATTCTCCAACAGTCTCCGTCGAGGTATCCTCCAGACCATCCAGCTAAGACTCTGTAATGAGGATCATCTCCTTTAAACTTTATAACTACCCAGTTGTCAGGTTCGTACATTACACAACTCCCTTATCCATCAGATTCTTCAAGTGTTTAGCTTCGTAAGGGGTGATACCCTTTTCCTTAGCTAGTCCTTCGATAAAGTCCTCCTCTTCTAGTTGGTTTTTCTCTTCGTCATTAAGTTTTCTATAGCCTACCGCAACTACTGAAGGAAACCCTAAAAAATCTTCGCAAGGTTCCATGTGTGATTGAAACCTAAGGAAACATCCTTGTAGACCTTTTTCCTCGGCCTTCTCAATAAGAGAATTACACAGGTTAAACACATCTCTAGGTGAGTACTCTTCGTACTCTTGTAGATACTCTTTACCTTCCCAAAGTTCAACTTCCTTCCAGACTCTCCAATCGTGATACTCAGCATTCATAGTCTCTGTCTCCCGGATTACTCATTAGCCTCATCTCGTCGTGAGGATCATCTTGGTTTCGTTTGATCCAATCGTCAATCGGCCCGTTGTTCTCACCGTAAGGACCAGACTCATCGAAATCACCAAGTCTCTCCGAATCCTTCCGGCAGATCAAAGTCTCCTTCATCTTCTTCATCATCATTAATCTCCTGTGGTTCTTCACCGTTTCTAATTCTCCAGTACCAATTCTGAAAGCACTCCATGACAATTTGGGGAATTGGTTGACTCCCGTACATATTCGACAGCTCAAACTCGATACAAACAGAATCCCAAGTGATAGCTCTATCCAACAACATTCTATCTTCAAATTCAAGGATATCTCCCACACTGTAGTTAGTGCAAACCCTTTCAACAAGTGTAATAAAACTGCTAGGTCTAAGGTCTCCCGGCCAAGGTTCTTTGTATTGGAACTCACGGACAGGTTTGAATTCCTTTCCATCAAGCTTACACATGAACTTTACGAAACCATTATATTTAGTTCTCATTTAGTTTACTCCTTATGTCCGCAGAAAGTGCAAACCTTGCCAGAACCATTCCCTAGTTTAACCCAAGAACACTGTTTCCTTTTGAGGATAATTCTACTGGGAAGAGCATACGTAGGAATACCATCCATAGAGGAACACTTCAAGTGTCTGTAGAAATCGGATGGGAACATTGCCCCATCTACACGACGACCTTTATATTCGTAAATATAGATACTGGCCCTACTATTTCTACTAGCCTCATGTAATCTGTAGTAGATTTTACGAAGGCTAGTAGAACCTTTGTGTCTGATCCATCCTCCATCAATACGAAGGAATAGTACGTCTTCGTCACGGTCTTTAGTCGTACAGTCTGTTTCCATAGTTTAGTCTCCTTAGAATGGAAGTAGTTTCTCTTTCATGGTGAAAGTCTTCAAGTCAAACAACATAGCACCGGCAGGGCCTTCTACAGATGCTGGCCTGTTCTTTTGAATCTCTAGGTACGTGGTATTGCTCTCCTCATAGTCTGTTGAAGATTTATCTCTGGACAGATCAATAATCACAGACGCTCGTTGACCAATCATCTTACAGTATTTGGGATCACCTTGGTCATTTGTGTGTGCAATGGTAATAATACCAATTCCGAGACTAGCCGCTAGTTTAGACAGTCTAACAGACAAGTCAGCGAGGGCTTGTTCTTTTCCGTCCTCAGAGCTAGAAGAAATTACATCTTGGATAGGTTCAAAGAATACAAACTTACACCCACACACCTCAGAGAAGTACCTGATCTGGTCACAGAGTTCGTCAGCACCGTCAGAGTCTTCAAGATAGAATTGGTAGAAATTCTCATCCTTAGTTAAGTCTTGGATAGCATCTTGTACTTCGCTATCTTTTCCTTTCTCTTCGATGATGTCCTGCCGTGTAAGGTTATCTCCACAGTGATAGGACACCAACCCAAGAAGAGTACGGACTTTAGTTTCCTCTAGGTGCCATGCTGCGATAGGTACACCCTGACTAAGCATTTGGTACTCAAGAAACCTCATGAACTCACTTTTACCGATACCTGTAGGGGCTTTGATAACAGTAAAGTGTCCTTGCATCAACCCCAGAATCTTATCGTCTAGGGCCTCAATACCTGTAGGAACGTACTGATGGTCTGGTGCATCTTTGTAGAGAGACAAGAATTGTTCAGGAGTGTTCAGAACATTCGGTGGCGTATACTTCTTAGCATTCATCCAAGCGTACAAGAAGTCAGACCCAGCTCCGTTAGTGAGGTAGTCGTTAGGGTCTTTGTACTTAGTCATAGAGACACGGTAACACTTGTTAGGGAATGCCTTGGTTAGCATCTCCGCTGTCTTGTCACCAGCATCATCACCATCAGTAGCGATGATAAGGCTATCAAAGGACTTCAGGTAACTATAGCACTTAGGGTTCTTTAGTACTTGTTTAATTGTAGCAGCACCGGGTAGAGCTACTACAGGCCACCTATCCCCAAGCATTTGAATGGCACTAGGCCAGTCGTCTTCACCCTCAACGATGGTTAGCTTCTTGGAAGTACCCGCATTAAAGAAGTCCATACCAAGAAGATGGTCATTGGTAAAGCCTTTGTTCTGAGTAAAGTCTTTAGGCAGGATACGAACCTTAGGTCTGTGTGGGTAGGGGTACACCCTAGAAACTTCTTCACCATCTGGGTTAAGTCCTGTAAGAATATTGTACTTCTCACAGATACTTTTGTCAATACCCCTGTATCCTCTCGGCTCAAGGACTAGACCAGAGTCTTCAAGTTTATCCACTGAGTCTCCTTTCTTTTCTTTAAAACATTGGTGACAATAGGTATTCCCATTATCGAATATCGTCAGACAATCGTGTCCATCACAATCAGGACAGTCTT